ATTTAGAAAACAGCAAATTGGTGCAGATCGAGAAATTTTTATTTTAAGTATTTGCTCAAGATTATTAATTCTTGGATTGGAATCTATGTCTCGTAGTGTCTGTGATTTAATTCCATGGGAAATGTTGACAAAGGGTACTGAGAAATTAACACGTGTATCATCACATAAGATTAAAGAAATGCAAGAATATTATTTCAGAAAATCAAAAGATAAAGATGTCGTAATTCTAAGATCATATGATTCTAATGATGCTAGTTCTTGGGCACAATCATTTGTCATGAGAATGTTTTTTGATATGATTAAAATGATAATGCCAAAACAATATCTCAGATATTATAAAACAATCCTAAATTGTATAACAAAAAAAGAACTTGAAATTCCAGCTGGATTGCTTAATGAATTCCGGAAAAAGAAGAAGGCTGAATATGTTGATTTTGAACTCAATGAGTTATTTAATCAATTTCATGGTTCAACTAAAGATAATGATTTAGTTAAATTTCATGGGACAAGACTCAAAAATAGAAGTAATATGATGCAAGGAATATTACACTATACTTCTTCACTATATCATGCTTGTAAGATGATGTTTGACATGGAGTGCTTACATACATTTATGAACAGAATGAATAAAATCATAATGCCACACGATATTCATGAGTCTCTTATCCCGAAACTTGTGCTCACAACATGTGTGTCATCAGATGATTCTTCTTTGGCTAAAAGTATAATCATTGATTCTTCTTTGGACAAAGAAAAAACTAGGTCCTATGTTGCACTGTTGACAATAATGTCTAAGTTTGTCGAATTCTCATGTCAGAGGTTTGGTATCACATTATCAAAAGAAAAAAGCTCAATGGATGTTAGATCTGGCATTATCGAGTTTAACTCAATGTGGACAGTACGAAACACTATCATGTCACCAAGAATCAAATATGTTTATCCTGCTCTGATGCCAGCTATAATTAGAGGTGTTGAGGACAAGATGCATCAAATGTCTAACTTAAGATCTCAGCTTCTAGAAAATGGATTTTGCTTGCAATCTGTTGATATTTGTCAAATAATGCAAGCTCATCAGTTCTATTCAACTATAGGGTTAAACATTAATCCAAGCTTTTACAGATTTGTTGAACTAATAAGTGATTTTAGTTCTCCTGGTCTCGGTTTTTTCTTGTATGAACCTACTTTACTTTGTGGAGTCTTTGGACTAGATTACGCTCAGTGGTTAGCATGCAGTAGAAATGACAATTATTTGAACATCGAGCTAGCATTGAACAGATCAAACTCTGATGTTTCTATGATAGGGAAGCCAACAGTCAGGTGGTCTGTTATTGTAGGTAGTGAC